CAACAATAACCAAACCTGCGCCAGTTATAGGTAGAGTCTTAGGCATTAACCTCATACCAATTGCAATTGCAACTAGAGCTCCACCAACTCCAAGCAGACCCTTACCAAGCGAGACAAGGTCCATCTTGCCGAATTGGAGAACAGCGAGGGCCATGATATTTAAAGCAATGGCGATTTGAGTAATACCAAGACTGGCAATAGTCAAACCAATAGAACCCTTAGATAACACAACAGATGCTGCGGCAAGAGTTCCCAAGAGAATTGCAATTGCTCCCAAGCCTTTAGCTAATTCATCACCATTGAGTTTACCCAAAGCAAATACAGCAATGGCAAGTATGTCGATCGCGGAAGCCATCAGAACCAATGATGTTGCAATAACAGGAAGTTTAATAGTTGCTTTAGCATCAGTAAGCTTATTCATAGCAACCATAACGCCAATGAGTTCACCGAAACCAATAGCAATGGCACCCAGAGCAGAATTAAGTCTCTTAGGCTTGACGAATGATAAAGCCACAAGAGAAGCGCTCAAGAGGGCAATTGCAATAGCAATCTCCTCGAGCGTCTTTGCCTGGAGATTCTGCTGCATAGATTTGAGAGTGCCAGTTAAGCTTCCAAATGACTTACTGAGATTACCTAGAATTCCGCCACCAAGATTCTTAGCAAATCCTCTACCGAGCTGATTGCCAAAGATACCAAGAGTCTTCTCTAAAGTAGTTCCTCTGACAAACTTAGCAATCATTAATACCAAAGCGGCAAAGAGACCTGTTCGAATGGTGCTCAAAATTAGTTCGAAGTTCATATTCTGAATACCCTTGCTAATAGCAGGACCCAATCCCTGTAACGCACTAACAATGGCGTCAAGAATACGATGGAAAGTTTCCGAAACCTTGATCGGGACGCTCATTTTAACCGAAAATCCCCGCGGAGCAAATCCGTCAAACAGATGAGCAATTGCTTGAGCAACCTCATGTAATAATTTTACCGGTCCAGCAAGCACATGTGTTAAGCCAGCAAAGAACTTATCTAGACCCTGACCTTTACGAACAGCCTTGTCTAAGGCAACGATGAAATCGCCTATATTAGCAGTAAAACTGAGAAAACCACCACTACCAACCCCAACATCACCGATTAGCTTTCTGAATACACCTACGAATCCTTCGATGATCTGTCTGCCAATATCTAAAGCAGCAAAAATTCCTGCAAATGTCCTGCGGAGCTCATCGACAGTTTTCTGACTAGGCTTAAGTGTAGCGGTAAGCTTCTCGAATCGTACAGTCAAATCGAAAAGATCTTTACCACTCTTACGAGGAAAGATCTCACGGAAAGCATCTCTAATAGGACGAAGAACATCACCTAATGCTTGGAACGCTTCCTTGAGCGCCTTGATTAGAAGCGTACGTCCACCCAGAGTCTGCCAATCCTTTAAAATCTTGTTACGAGTAGCTGCCGATGCATTGATTACATTATTTAATGAGTTTGAAATATCAGTGAAAAGTTTCTTCGCTTGGGTAAGGTTACCAATAATAAGCTCAAAGCTTTGTGCCCAGCCAGTTGCAATGGTCTCTTTGGTAATATCCATTAATTGACTAAAAGTCTTAACTTGGGTTGCAGCTTGTAAAGCTGTCTTAGCTGTTGCCTGAATATCCTTGATTTGCTGTTTGTTAAAACCTTCCGCGGCAAGCTGAGCGTCGGTCATATCGCCCGTAAACGTCGATAACGTCTTAGTAAGGACATCAGAAGTAAGCCACGACGTCTTACCTGGTCCAGCCTGAATCGATTGACGGAAAGATTGTCCTGCGATCGAAACATTCTTCATCGGACCAACAAGCTTTAACTGACTATCTTTAAGTTTACCCATTGCCACAGCAGTTGTGGCTAGAGCTCGCTGGAAGACAGAGCCACCCATACCAGCATTGACAACTGAGTTCCAGTCCTGCAGGCTTACTCTACCAGCTGAGATAGCCTGTGAGAGCTGATACATTGCGGTAGATGCCTGATCAGCATTTGATCCAGATAATGCTGCTAAGTTAGCAATACCCTTAATTGCAGAGACAGCTGGCTTCAAGCCAACACCTGCTGCAGTAAAGGTACCGATATTCTTAGTCATCTGACCGAAGCTATAAATCGTCTTATTAGCATAGACATTAAGCTGATTCAGAGCGGCAGTAACATCTTTCATCTTGGTTCCAGCGGCCTGGGTATTTGCCAGAATAGTCTGAATTGCCTGTAACTTAGTCTGATAAATATCCAAGCCCTGAAGAAGTGGACCAATAGTTAATGCTTTAGAGAATCTTTCAGCAAAATTGACAGCCTGAATGGTAAGATGACCTATAGCTGCGCCCATCACAACATTCATAGCACTAAAATGTGCTTTTACACTATCTACAGATTTATTGAGGGGACGAAAATTTGTCGCATTAATGGATCTACTAAGTGTATCTAAACCTTTGCTGGCTCCAGTAAACTGAAGTGAGCTCTTCAACTTGTCAAGAGAAGCCATTGTCGTTCTAACACCAGCTTCAAACTTGCTATTCTCAAAACTCATTGCTACAACTTTGTCATCAATAGACGGCATTATTTCATCACCTCCTTTTCTACTTCAGCATTAATCTTTTCAAAGATCGGTTCTATTGCGGGCATAATAAAATCACGACCTTGTACATATCCGCCATTACGAGTACCGTGACCATATTGGAGAAGAATCACAACCAACTGACCACCCTCAATATCACTATTGTGCCAACGAATTGAGATATAACCAGATCTCTCCACAATCTCATAACGCCAAGAGTTAGCAGCTAATCCCGAATCTTTTGGAGTTGCCTCAGAAAGAGCATGCACTCCTTCTGGACCATATTTTTCTAGAATTGGCCTGATCCTAGAAGTGAAAGTGCTTGCACTACGAAGAAAACTCTCTATGTGATCAAACGATCCCCTTTGAGTGACATTGACTATCGACATTACTCAACACTCAGTCGAATAATCACGGCACCTGGATCACCCGAATTTCCATATGATGTCATGGATTTATTTAAAGGTGTAGCTCGAGCTCCGCCAGCTTTCCCAGCTTTTGCATAATATGGTTTATCTATGGCTACTGGGGTTTGCTTTTCTCTAGCAGTTCCAGGAGCAAAAACAAGTTCATCATTATCATAAGAACCTCTACCACCAGCTGTGGCTTTTGGTATTCTTATTTTCCAATCACCATCTTGTAATGCAATTGCTCCGCCCGCTCCTCCACCACCGCCTTGACCAATAATATCTGCATCGCGAATAAATAATTTACCTCTTCTTCCAGGAAAACCATCTATAACATCAATACCGCCAGTAACAACACCGTCTGTTCCTCCTAAAGCACCTCCACCGGCAGCAGTACGACCACCAAATCCTCCACTATTACCATTCGCAATTTGATCTTCATTAGCAGACAATGTTACAGCATGAAATCCGCCTTTACCACCACTAGCATTAATAAAATCACCGAAAGTAGAATAGCCACCATCCCCACCATCGGTTGCTAAAGTTGGATCATCTTCTGCATCATCACCATCTGCACCTGCATCACCAACAACAATTGTGGTGGTATCAGCTAAAAATTCTAGTAATCCGCGCATTCGAGCAAAACCCCCACCACCACCAGAGCCACCATAAGCATAAGTTTCCCAACCATTATCGGGATCATTACCATGCACAATACCACCAGTACCTCCCCCACCACCAATAACTATTGTCTCATAAATAGTATGATCGGGATATAAAGTTTTATCAAATGAATATGTGCCTGGTGAAGTATACATTAGAACAATTGGTTCTAATCTAGCTATTTTTCCTTGAAAGTTAATTCTCATGATTAGAAAAATCCTTGGAGAATGTCGGAAACTTCCGAAAGCGCCGGAAATCTTGGCTCTACTTCAGTAGTTCCATAAAGAATATCTTCAAATGCTTGTAGGTACGTGGGATCGACATCTCTTGAATCGACAGATACGTGCGCTGTGGGACGCCAATTAAACGAACCAGTGACTGGTCTTGCGCTAAGAACCCAACTAAACTCGGTTGGACTTGTCGATTCATTGATTGTTGGTGATTCATGAGCATCGGAATTAGCAATAACATTATATAAAAGATGAATCAAATAACCAGCATCAATACCAGCTAGATCATTTCCAATTTTTGTTCTATACGACAAAGAAAAAAGTTTTGGTGGTTGGTCATGAACACGTAATCCAGGAACATCAGTAGATCTTTGAATGCCATTAATATTATCGAATTCAACGGGGTATGTGAAAGCTTTTAAATTAGCTGAAAAATCGCCCGGAATTACATACTCTAAGACCTTTACTCCATCGAGGAAGATGTCATTATTCTCTTTACTAGTAGTATCTTCGATACTAGTAAGACCATTCCATGGAACTGCTATGCCATCGGGAAGATATAAAACTCCACGATCAACACCAGTTTGATAAACACGTTCTCCGGACTGATCCCAGACAAGAGCTGTCATTGTCACCCCCTTGTGCCGAGTTGTTTTCTACGCATTTCATTAAGTTCACGATTTCTAGCAGCAACTTCACTACGACTCATCT